CCGACCGCCCGCCGTTTTTGCTAAGATACCCTTTAACGACCTCTTATAGCCTGGTGTCGTATGCTACATATTTGCGGGCGGTAAGCATAATAAAAGCCCGTTATATCAAGCGGCATACGCCACAGGATATATATACTTTTCTAATTCCGACATTTTAAAAAACTTACTTTTTTATTCAGTAATTTCTTTCAGATGTGGAATATCCGATTTTCCCCCAAAGATGAGGATTTCCCCTTCTTTACGGTAAACGCCGTCGATCACGCAATTGCGGATGACGCGGTACTTAAATACCCGGGCTTTCTCGCCAGTTGGCGGATCCGCAGGCGGATCTTTTTGTTCGCTTTCTTCAAGTTTTTTAAAGAAAGCCGCTTTTTCCGGTGTAGAAGCTGTTTTAAGCTTGTCCCAGGTTTTCAGCTGTTCGGCGAAGAGCTTTGTCTGTTCCGGTGTCCAGTTATTGTCCTTTACTTCCCAGAGCTTATTAGCTTCAGTAAGCAGCTCGCCTTCAAGCGATATTTTCTTTTTCCCGGCAAAGACCTCGCTAATTGATTCAAAAATGTTTTTCATTTATTACCCCAGTTTTGAGTTAATAATCGCCTGGACCTTCCCTGTAAAAACGCCAGCAATAGAAGTTTTCAAGTACTTGTACTTGGTTTTCGGGATAGGCAGCCCGTAGCCGTCGCCTATCATATCAACCGTGATGGTACCGCTTTCCACGATCTTTGTGTAAGCGCCGGTTTCGGTATCACTACCTTTAAGCTGCAAGGTTACCCCTGCCGCGCTTGTGAGAGAACCGTCCGGCAACTTAATATCGACTGACATGCGCTCGGCCGTAGCTTCGCCCATGTTGATAGTGTTCGGAAAATCTCCGGCCGCTTCGAGGGTTCCAAAGTCGTTTAACGCGTCATAATGAAACGTAATCCTTCCCATAATTCAATCGCCTCCTTACGCGACTCTGCCTTCGGCGCTTGTGATGACATCCATACGGCGACAGCGTAAGTCGCGAATAGTGGAGATTGGTTTACCCCAAGGATCTTTCTCGGTGTATACGACATTAATTTTATCCCTGGCGGCTTTATCGATTTTTTTATTTACATCGACATTAGAGTACATACAGTATGTTGAAGCGCCTGATGGAAGCGCGTACATAGCGTCGAGAATAATATCGATAAGCCTGTTTACATCAATTGTTTTAATAGGGATATTAGCGATACGAATTAAAGCGTCCGGCGCTTTAACAGCAATACCATATTGCGCTGTGAAATAATCCTTGTATGCGGGATATTCTTTTCCATCTGCGTCTTTATGGTCTACAAGGCCGCGATCATGGCGATCAACACCTACAGTCTTTGATCCTTCAGGATAGATTAAGTGTACGTATTCTTCACCAAGCGCGCAAAGATAAATACTGGTTAATTCATCTCCAGTTCCTTCGGCGTCAATAACGTATTCACCTAATTTATTACGCCTACGCTGTATACCTTGGAATTCTTCAGGTTTGTTTTCGTTACCATGAATTAAGGTATTAGCTTGTGTTAAACCCATACCTTGTATAATTCCTTTGGCTTCACTCCAGCGCGCGGCGTTAATATCCCCAGAATGCTTGATTTGATCCGCGTCAACTATTGAATACTCGGCAAGCATTGCTATACGGTCTTCGATTGGTGTTGTCTGTGTCGCGACAGTACCAACACCTTTGTTATAGGTACGGTGTTCACCAACCGCTTTGACAGTGCGCTGTAACGCTTTGTTAATTACACCGTTATTACATTTGTAAGCTGGCATATCAATTAACATTTCGTTTTTTAAGCGTAAAAGTTCGATAATATTGAACGGAATTGGATTATTAGATCTTCTTGATAATTCCAATGACGTCATTTTATCTTCCATGTTTAAAAGCATTAAAATAACTCCTTAGTCGTTATATAGGGAGGCTCCATCTTCGATAGATTTTAACGATTCTCCCGCGCTTCCTCCCTTGGCGAAGCTGCTTTCCGAAGTCAGCTCACCAAAGGTAATGAAAGCTTTTGTTATTTCCGGGTTATAGTGCAGACCCGCCTGCCTCAAAAGATTAGCGACGTTCGGTCCCGCTGCTTTTAGACCTCGAACAAGATACTCAATTTTTTCGTTATACTTGCCGCCATATTCGGCAACTAAAGATTTGGTTAATTCCTTTTCACCTTGAGCTATTTCCTGTTGTCTCGCTTGCAAGATCGCGTTTCCTTGCTCATTCATGTTCTTGTAAAGAGCTTCAGCTTGCGCGGCTGTAAGGTTCGCTTTAAAAGCGGCTTCAGCGAAAGCGGCGCCGTTATTGTCCTTGTCTTTGGCAAAGGCGTATTCCTCGCTTGTTTTAGGCTTTCCGGCTTTTCCCCAGAACTCCGCGAGCTCTTCAGCTGTGGCGTTCTTTCCTGGGATTCCCCCGGCAGCGTCTTTTTCTACAAGCTCCAGATAAGCTTTCGCCATGTCTCCTACCTTTTGGAATTTCGCGATCTTCGCGCCGGCGTCAGCTGTACGCATTTCAGGCGGCAGCTGCTCGGTCCAAGCGGCAAGCTTTAGTTCACCCTCAGGAACAGTTCCCCCGGAAGCGTCTTTCCCCGCAGCTGCGGGTTTTGCTTCTGGTTTCCCTCCATCGGCGCCGGCGCCGTAAGCGGCTTTTAATTGATCTTCAGCGTTACCGGGAGCCGGTGTTCCGTCCGCCGAACCGTCATCCGCAAAATGTTGCAGACTGATTTTAGACATACCCTGTGCAGGTTTTGTCATATTAATATCCTCCTTCGGAAGCGGCGGTTTCCGCGATAAAGTCCGTAGTAGACTTTGTACTGCGTAATCCCAGGCGGTCCCGAATAAAAAATTTGGCATAGTTATTTAAAGCTTTTTCAGCGTCAGTGTAGGCTTCATTAAAAAATCTAAGATCTGTAAGAATAGCGTTTAATGCGATTTTTCCTTCCTCGGTAGAGAATACATTTTGAAAAACCGCTTGCAGCTTTTTATTCTTTTCAAATTTTGTTATATTTTTATCTTTCCAGAAGTTCATAATCTAATCCTCCCGCCATTTGTTTGTTAAGCTCATCGATGGCGCTGCCGGGTTTTACTGGCTCGTTTAATTTTCCGTAATTGCCCAGCATTTGTTTTTGTGTTTCCATTGCCGCGGCCTGTTGCTGTTGTTGTTGTTGCATCTGCGCGCGCTGCGCGCGAAGCGCTTCGATATCTTTTTGCTCTCGTATCGCGTCCTGCGGAAATCCTGCGCCTTCAAGTCCTCTCGTAAGCGTTTTATCAAAATCCACAACATCAAGCGCGGTCTGTCCCGCGATCTTCGCGACAGCTCCGATTATGTTTAAGCTCTGTTGAATTCCTGCTGACTCGTGATATTTCTTCTGCGCTTGGGCTAGAGGCCCCATGAAATTTATTTTTAATTCGGCTCCGGAAGTCGCGAGATCCACGGGCGGCTGAGGTATTTTTCCCTGTCTCCAATTTATGTTAAAGCTGCGTTGTATTACTTTTTCAATAGTTGAATCTTCAGAGACTACCAAATCAGAGAGTACGGAAGCTTTCTCGCCTTGCAGTTCCATTACTTCTGTGGCCGTCATCTTGCCTTGTTTCTGTTGTAATGCCATGAAAAAATCGACGCAAAAACAATCCTTTACCCTGTCTTCTATATCCCTGTATATTTCCAAAGAGATTGGGAAGTTTGTTCCAGAGTCAATTACGCTTGTCTTTTCTTCAGGATGTACGAAATAGTTATATCCTCCGGGTACCACATTCTCTTGCCCTCTGTTTGAATCGTGCACATTGTAAGCGGGAGAGCCAGCCTGCTGACACATTTTTAGCTTCTGCTCGTCAATTCGGTTTAAGTTTTTTATATCGTCAAGCGCTTCTATCGATGGAGATTCCCCATAAGGCGTTCCTATAATCTGGTCCCAAATAAAAACAGCGTAAGGAAATTCATGATACCCGCCTTCTTTAAGGATTTTGTCTTCGCTCTCATCGATGTAAACAGAAGCGTAAGGCATATTATTAGAGCCTTTTGATTCACTGTCATAGTCTTCTCGTTTGTAAACGGCGTGAATTATCGTTATATCGTCGTTTAATCCTTCATTATTTTTTAGTCTTTCTCTTTGTTGGTCGCTTAATTTATCTTTTCCAAAGAAGTTCACGGCGTTTCTGAGCTTCATTGTGTAGCGCCTGAATACTGTGTCCGGTACATCGTATTCATCAACGTCTAAATATACTTCCTGTGGCTTTAACGCCGTAAAGCGCAGTTTGTTTTCACCTATTATTTCATCGATAAGCATTACGCCATGGCCGAAATAAATAGCCGACGATATCATCATGCTCACTTGTTTATATAAATTGGACCGCGAGAACTCCGTGTATAGGATCCTCTCAACTTCCTCAAGCCAGTCCTTGGCGCCGTATATTTTATCGAGATCCGTTTTATTCTCAAGAGATAGTTTAAACCAAACGATATTAGGGCTTATGGAATAACCGACAAGACCTGAGCGAAGTGTTTTTGCGAACTGTGTCGGCCGGGTAGTGTAGCGACTTGTTTTTTTAGGCGCTTTGTCTTTTGGATCGTCCCAGTTGTAAACGGATGGAGATACATATTTTTGCACGTCCTTCCAGTTAGGAAGGAACTTGTTTCTTTCTGTTTTCAAATCTTCAAAGCGAAGTTTAAGATTTTCTACCTTGTCTTTCTCTGTCTCTTTTTCCATATCCTATTCCTTTATGCGGTCTCCGCGTGCGGATCCCATTGCGCGCGTCGTTTCTTGCCTGTATTCCAGCTGCCGTTCTGTTTTCTAAGCCATGTTGTAGGGTTGTGAGCGAAGTCGCTCATCATCGCGTACCGGCTTTCGTCGTATATGTGATCTTCCAATTTTGAATTAACGTCTTCAGGGTTACTTTCATCGGGTGTCAGCTGCGGTATTGTTCTTATGAAGTCAACACAATTGTCGAATACTTGCAGCATGGGAACCTGTTCTTCGCCGCAGAGAGTTTTAAACCTTTGGTGGAATATCGATAATCCGTTGATACGGTCCTTGTTAGCCTGNATACATTTAAAGCCNGCTTTCTCNAAGTACTCAATTTTTGAAGGTCCATCGCCGTCTTTCGCCCACATCGCTGTATCTGCGACTAATTCAGTTACGCCTTCAAGTACTGCCATTTCCCAGCATTTCTTAGCTATTTCTTCAGTACTCATCTTGATACCAACGTCAGTCTCATTCTTCTCGCAGCCGTACCATTCGCCGT